CTTCATGGCCATACGGAAACTAAAAAACTGGACGTAGTAGTTTAGGCGAATTAGTATTTGCCTCGCTGCATTACTTTTTAGGTAAATTACTTTTTACCTAAATTCCTAAATTACTGAGGGGGAACCCATGAAACTTTTTTGTGCTGGAATCAAGCGCGGCCATGGTATTGGCAAAGAGAGCAAGAACCCATACGACATGATGAACATGCTCACGTTGTCACCTGTCCAGACGGGGAAAATGGGCGGCATGACCGTTGAAGGCTACGGTTTCGACCTGATCGAAATGCCTGTCGCGAGCCCGGCTGTTGTTCAGCTTTGCGCTGGCATCAAATTTCCTGCCGTTCTTGATGTCACCATCGAACTGCGTCCCTATCAGGGCGAATACAAAACCACCATTACCGGCTTCGAAGCCGAACGTAAGGCTGCGTAATGGCTATCTGCGCTCGGGCTATCCAGCAGGCTGATGGCACGTTGTTGCTCGCCCTGGACCCGACCGTAAAAGATTTGTCCACGTGTCCCTACGTGGTGCAAGACGGTGCCGCTACTGCCTGGCAGGAGCTGGGCAGTATGAGTATCCAAAACGCTCACGTGATCGGCCTCGCGCTTGGTCTCGTATGGGCGACCGCCTTTACCTTCCGGCTCCTGGCAAGGGCTATACCTGATCCAATCCAAAACGAAAGCCAGTCATGAACAAAATCCTTAAAGCTGCCCGTACCCGTTTCGCCCTGGTCGCGGCTGTCGCTGCAACTGCTGCTACTTCCGCTTCCGCTGCGGTCGATACGGCGCCAGTCACTGCTGCTTTGACCGAGGCTGGTACCGCTGCCGCCGTGGTCGGCTCGGCCGTCCTGGTCGTCGTCGTCGGCATCAAGTGCTTTAAATACATTCGCTCCGCGATGTAATCGAAGCAAGGTGCAACACGGGGCTTCGGCCCCTTTTTTTCGTTTACAGGGAGGGTTTTCATCATGTCAATAGTCGTACTTCTGGCTTATGCGGGTATCTGGTGGATATTGTTCCATGATTAAAATAATAATAGTTCTATTGTTATTTTTTGCTAACAGTGCGTTTGCTTCAGCCCCTATTACTACGTGGATGGGTAATTGGCCCGGTGGTACGGTTGCGTGGTCGAGTTTGGACGATGCTTGTAATGCCTTTGTGGCTTGGAAAAACTCTACTCGTGCGTCTCCGGGTTCTTGCGTCTCTCCTCAAAATCCTGCTAGTAACACTATTAGATGGTTTGATCCTTATAGTGGTGGCAACACAAGCTTTGTATTATCTCCTACTAAGAAATGTTCTGATGGTTCGGCTCCAAAAACAAATCTCGCACTAAATCTGCAATGTCCTGATGTTCCACCGCCTGATAATTGCCCTAAGATGGAACAGACAGAGACTACTACTTGGGCTATTTATAAAGGAGACACTATCATTTACGATCCTTATAGAGGGGCTAGAAATACAGCAAATTGTAATCTCGAAATAATAGAGGTTTTTCGTTGCTATGATATTCCTAAGGGCGCTAATCCAGATACAACCTACTGTTCTTATAAAACAAGACAGAGTGGTGGTGTTTCTAACTCAGGCCCACACCCTTATGCAGGCGAGGATGACAAGCCGAAGGAGCGTACTGACCAGCCGCCGATGCCGGGTAAGGATGACGGATCGTGTCCAAGAGGTACGGTTAACGCTGGCTTGTCCGCTAGTGGGATTCCTATGTGCATTGGTCAGGGTACTGATCCAATAAACAGTCCTGCTGCTCCTCCGAAAATTGAGGTTGAAAAAAACGAACCAACGTCAGATGGTGGAACTAAGAATACTAAGACTGAGACTGTTACTAATGCTGACGGTTCGACCACTAAAACCACTACTGTGACAATTACCGGTCCGAGCGGTGAAAAGTCTACTACTCAAGATAAAACCACTGGAAATAGTGCTTCTGGTGCCCCAGGCAAAGAAACTAAGCCTGAGGATAAGTCTGATCTGTGTAAACAGAATCCGCTCTTAAATGTTTGCAAAAATTCGACTGTAGGCGGTAAGTGTGGGGAGACGGTTTGTACCGGTGACGCTATTCAGTGTGCGACGCTGCGTGCTGCTGCTGATTTGCAGTGTAAAGCTCAGAAGGATGAAGAAGCTTTTAAAGCAAGTCCGCTGACTGCTAAGGGGCAGGCTGCTATCGACGGTAAAGACTTAGAGGGTTTGCCTGGTCCTAAAAACGGTCAAGTGGTAAACGTAGGCTCTATGAAGGCAGAGGGTTGGCTAGGTAACGGAGCTGCATTTGAAGATGTTTCCGTCAGTCTCCGTGGGCAAGAGATTTTGATCCCGCTGTCTAAGTGGAGTTCCTATCTTCTCCCATTCCGTTACATGTTGATGATTATCGCTAGTTTGATTTCTTATCGCGTGCTTGTCGGCGCAATTCTTAAGGAGTAAATATGTTTGCTTTCCTAGGTTTGCCTGCGCTTGCTGGCGTGCTTATTTCTATTGTTGGTTCAGTGGTGGGTCGAGTAATCTTTTCCTTGGGAATGGGTTATGTCACTTACCAAGGCTTCGATGAGGCGTTCGGTTGGATCACTAATCAAATTAAGTCGAATATGAATCTGCTTGATCCTAAGATTCTTCAGTTCATGGCTTACCTTTGGGTAGATAAGGCGATTTCTATGATACTTGCTGCATATACTTCCGCTATATTCATTAAGACTCTCGGCGGTTCCGGCTTCACTAAGCTTGTCACAAAATACGTCGGGGGCGTTTAATGCCTATCGAGCTGATTACCGGGCTACCTGGTAACGCGAAGACCCTGTACGGTATCCAGTCCACTGTAAAGCGCGCGAAGGAAGAAAATCGGCCTGTTTACTACGATGGCATCAAGGAGCTGATCGAAGACGATCCGCGTCTCATGGGTACGACCTGGACGAAGTTTGATTCTTCTAAGTGGCACGAGGTCGTGCCGTCTGGCTCTCTTATCTTCATTGATGAGGCTCAGAAAATATTCAGGGCCAGGAACATGGGGGCAACGCCTCCTGTCTATGTTACCGAGCTGGAGGAGCACCGGCACAAAGGTATCGACTTCATCATGACCACTCAGCACCCGCGGCTGATTGATCCGGCCGTGAAGGTCTTAACGCAAACACACAGGCACATGGTGCGTGTTAGCGGTTTCGAGATGTCGACGGTTCACAAGTGGGACTCGATCAAGGCAGAGCCTGACAAGCCAGCAGGGCGTAGGGATTCCGAGAAAGTCCGTTGGTCCTTTCCTAGGGATCTATACGGCGTCTACAAGTCAGCAGACGAACACACCATCAAGAAGAGCATTCCTGGTCGCGTCAAGCTCCTGGTCGTTCTGTTCGTGCTGCTGATTGGCATGGGTTGGTATCTCACCTCCTACTTTGGCAAGAAAACCGCTGCTTCCGAACAGTCCAGCACTGCAACGGTGGATTCACCGTTTCAGGTTACTAGTCCACCTCGAGACGGTTTTCGTAGTGAGGCATTCGCGGAACGTGCGCCGCCACCTGATCCAGTCGCAGACGCTGAACAGTATGTTTTCAAGGAGACGCCCCGTGTTACTGGCCTGCCATACACGGCGCCGAAGTACGACACGATCACCGTGCCTACACGTGCTCCTGTGCCGGCTATGTGCGTTCAGATCGGGTCAGTGGCCGCCGGCGGCAAGATCGACTGTCGTTGCTATACGCAGCAGGCTACCCGCATTCCTGACATGGAATTCAACATGTGTATCGAGTTCGCTCGTAACGGCCACTTCCAAGACTTTGATGCAGAGCCTCAGCGTCAAGAGCAGCGTGTAGAGCGATCAAGGGAGGCGATAGCGCCTATCCAAGACGTTCCGCTAAGGGAGAACTACGGCGCTCCTCAGGTCATTGCCTTTAATGAGGCTCCCGACACTTTGTCCCCTGTGCGCCCTTCGACAAATCCTAACAATGGTCCTCCTAATCGTCCAAACGTTAGGATCGCTACGGTTCCGGCTCCGGCTGTTCAGTGATTGTGGCTCGGCCTGTGTGCCTATGCGGTGATTGAGGGAGGGAGCGACAGCCGCATGGCGGCCGAGCGACCGACTAAGATCAATGCATAGGCACACAGAATACCTGTCACAAGTAACGAAAAAACGCACGTTTCCCGTTACAAGTAACGTATAATAAAAGTTATCGAATAGGGGGAATTATGGTTAAGGATTCAGTGTCGAGGGAGTTGCCAGGCGTGTCAAAGCGTCGCGGTCGACCTCCTTCAGGTAAAGCCATGAGCGGCGCTAGTCGGGTTGCTGCGTACCGTACTCGATTGGCTGCCGCTGGACGTGAGACCCTAACGCTAGATGTTGACCAGCAGGTTGCGTGTGCTCTCCGTGCTTATGTGGAGCGAAAAAAGGCAGATGCAGAAGATTTGACCCTGGGTCAGGCTGTCGAACGAATCCTGCGGGATCGCTTGTTGAGGAAACGCTAAAAACACCTCTTTATTGCTAAACCACTCAGACGGGTGAGTAGAGCAAGATGGCGCCCACGGCGTCCGAACGAAGGTGAGGATCACCCGAAGGGTGAACCATCCATTTCCCTTAGCCAATGACATTGCTTCAAGTTTGGGGTAGTGTCCAGATTCTTGCGATTCGTAAAGACCGTCCCTCAGGGGCGGGAACCTTAGAAATAAGAAATCCCGGCGATGTTGACGCATCCCGGGGTTGATTGACAAATAGCTTAGGGCTTGCCAATGACTGGAATTGTAGACGGTTTTTCAGATTTTGACGTCGATTCTCTGGACCTTTCCGAAGTCGCCAACTTCGGCCCCCCGTCTAGTAACACGGGGGGTAACCTAGTTTCCCCCCCTCAAATTGCCATCTTTGATGCTAAAAGTAGCCAAAAGTGCAAGATAGATTACCTTTCTTTTACTTCCACTCAGTCAGTTGCTGAACTTCAACACTATGCTGAGTCGTTCACTCTCGATCTGCAAGTGCGGGAACAGCCTCGTGGCTGGCAAGGCTACCCAAAATCAGCACAGCTAATTCAGAACGGGGAGAATATTGGCTTGATGGCTTGGGGTGCTCCTCATGGTCGAAACTTCGTTTCCTTCTCAGGTGCTGCTTGCAAGCACTGGTGTGACTACCGCGTCGAACTGGTTCAAAATATGCTGATCGAGGTGAAAGCAAGGATTACGCGAATCGACTACGCCTTGGATTTTTACTACGGTGAGGTCACTTACGATGACGCTGAGGCTGCTTTAGAGGCTGGGGAATTTTCCCTCAAAAGTGGTGGCCGGAAACCTTTCCGTCAACGTCACGGCTCTGAGGGTTCATACGGCAACATGGGACGTACTTTGTACGTTGGTTCGCCATCGAGCAGTAAGCGTATTTGTATCTACGAAAAGGGTCTTGAACAGTTCGGCAAGTTGCCTGCTCAGTGGTTGGAGGATCAGACTGAGCTAGACGTAGTTTCGTATCGCATCGATGGTTCTGTCGGTTGCGTAGGCGATGTGTCTGTTGTGGAGTGGGTCCGTGCTGAGGTTCGGTATACAAATTCTGACCGGGATCTTGATTTCGATCAGTACGCAATGCTGTTTCAGCGTGACCAGTATTTTGCGGGTGCCTACCCTTTTTGTGCCAGGGTCATCGGCCTTGCTGATGGTCTGCGTCCTGCTCTCAGGCTCACTGAGACGGAGGCAGAAATCGAGAAAATGAAACTGAATGCTCGTAACTCCTACGGGTCGCTCGTTCATAGCCTGTTGAAATTAGGCAACACTCCGGAGGAAATTTGCAAGGCTCTCGATTCGGGTGCCGATTCGAAGCGTCTTGTAAAGGCCGGTTACTTTAATCACCTGCAAAAAATTGTGCCATTTTGAGACACTTTATTTGTCAATTGCATCGGAAGAAACATTAGTTTTAGAATCCATCAATTCCTTAACTTCCTGCAAATGTTTTAGGCCAATTTCTATTACTGCATCGGCATATTCCCCGAGTTTCCAGCCGTTTTCTGCTGCTCCAACCTTCACGATTTTATGCAAACCGGGTGAAACGTTCAGGGTGGATGTTGT